GGCCCCAGAGAGAAAGGAAAAACTCTGGGGCCTTAGTGCAACTAGCTGAAGTGTTTAACCTTCTTGTGCTAGTTTAGCAAAGTAACTCATAGTATCATCATCGCTATCAGATGACGGAGTTACATTACTTTGCTGTGCAGCTGGAGCCGGCTCCGTTGGAAAGGAAGGACTTGGAGCAGTCTCATCAAGCGTTACAGCTTCAGCCGTAGTCAGTGCAACTCCGGCTTCGCCTAGTACCTTACTTAGTTTTGCACTAAGTTCAGCATAGGACTTATAGTTTTTCGGATCAAGGAAATCCGATAGACTGTGAAGGCGGTTATATACTGCCTCCAACTTTTCATCATCACCTTCGTGCAATGCACTAGCTGATGCAAACTCCGACTTATCATAATTACGATAGCCTTCAACTTGACGAATCTTGAGTTTGAAATCCGCACCTTCCCAGAAATCAAATGGATTGACTGGTTTCTCGTCTTGGAATTGCGGCTGCATAACATCCATAATCTTATCAAAGATCTTTTTACCAAACTTATAAAGGAATACTTTACCTTCATTGTTTGGATTGGATGGATCAGATACGACCATAATATTAGTTACATAATGCAACCTACGTTTACGATCACGAGCCGTAGCTTTATCTTCGTCACGACCTGTATTCCAAAGAACCGAATTCATTTCGCCAACTGGATCTGGTTGTCCAATAGAGGTTAAGCTATTTTCGATATACCACATTCCGGTTGGACCTTTGAACCCATGATCCCAATAACGAACCCACGGGAGATCCTCGCCCGTCGGTGCTGGTAAGAAGCGGAGTACTGCATAACCATTACCTGCTTTATCAACAGTTGGTTTCCAGAACCGCTCATCTGCGTAAGACTTCTTTTCACCTCCGCCAACTGATTCAGCGGCTGAGACTAGGGAAGCGATATCGTTTGCACGATTAGTTTTTAGATTAGCAAATGACATATATTATTTCTCCTGTATTTTGTATGTCTGAATTATCCACATTTTTCATAATATAATAGTTATTATAACACAGTTTCATTACTTTGTAAAGGACTTTGTTACAATATTTGCAAACTTTTTTCTATCAAAGTTTACAAAACTTTCGTATTTTCTTATTTTTCGAGATACATCTGGCCATAAGATAGTCTCAGTAATTGTCCGGTCTGCTACTTTCATAAACCCTGTAAGCTTATTTAAGATGACCACAGTTTCCAAACAAATATTACCACTCATATATTCCTTAACAATAAAGGGATGAGTTTCAATAGCAAACAGATCTTCAAAAGAGTCAACCTGTTCAGCTAGTGTATTTATATCATTTTCAAAAGTGTAACTCAGAGCCTGAGTTCTCTTCTGCCACTTGGTATAGTTATCCTCATCAGTCATCATATCACCAACCCACTTACGATCTTCAATAAATTGAGATATGTAATAGTTAATAATATCAGGACCTTTGTCGTATTTACGACCAAGCTTTGCAAAATGATATTTGTCTTTTCGTTTCCAAAAGGAAGATGGTTTTGCTGAAGTCTTAAAGTTATACTTAGGCGCATCATAACTATCACTTTCAAAGTGTAGTTTAATTGCTAAGTAGTAGCTATATGCTTCAAATGGTTCCATATTCATTATCTAATCCTAAGTCTGGTTCATCTCGTCAGAGTGGTAGGGTATTACCACCATCATGGGCAATCAGATTCAATTCAATAGCTTCTGCTTGTATCTTTTCTTTAAGAACTGGCCCAATAAGGTTACCAATATCAGCAGGATCTAATTCTCTGTCAGTACAAATTGATAGTACTGCATCCATGTATGGCATTTTAGTTTCGGTTACCTTATCTTCAACCAACTTAGAGAACCTTTTCTTTGTTAATATAATTTCTTCAATCATTTCATTTCCTGTATCCATCGTAGGCCGACATATAATGTGAGGCCTACAATTGCTGTTGTTCCAAATGTTACTTCAAAAAATCCTAATAGACCACATACAAACATTGTAATAATGAATGCATGTAGATCTAATCTTGTCCACTCATCCGCACTCATTTCATAGTTACTTTAATGAGTACGGTATCTTTATTGATACGAGCATTAGGAGTTCCAGTCTTAGTGGTAAGCTTTTTCCAAGCTGTATCTAGTTGCTTGGGCGAACCACTAAGAGCTGTTGGAAGGAACTCATCTGGTTTACGTAGTTTTACTTTACGAGAGCTTTCAATATCTACATTTTTGATTGTAGATCCACTCACCTCAAATCCATTAGGTGACTGACAAAGCAATTCAGTAAACTCTTTGTTCTTTACATTAAAGGTAAAGAGTCTCATAGATCCTGGAATACTCGTTGGTAAAATTGACGTTAGTTTATACTCACTCGACTCCTTAAGATACTGCAGTTTAACCACTTGCTTTTCTGCTGTCTTAACTTTTGGAGTTCGAGTTTTACGAGTTGCTTTTGAAGATGCTTTAACTTTTTCAAGATCAAGTAGCATGTCTTCACAAGCTTTTATTCGTCGCTTAAGCTCTTTTCTTTCAAGGTGTGAATAACCTTCAACAGCCTGTTCACATCTTTTGTGGTAAGCATCTGAATAATCTAGTAGCCATCCTTCAATTTGCTTCTTAGGCAATTCAATTGATGACCCAGTAAGACCATGAAATCTAAAACGATTATAGACATCAAGCGTAGTATTTTCGCCTTCAATCCATTGATCTTCTAGTTCATCCAAGTCTGTCATAATAGTAGCTTGTGTCTTACGAAATAGTTTTTGTTGTGGTGTAAGAACAATTACATTTGATTTTTCTTGTACTGCTTCAGCTTTTTCTTTGAGGATCTGTTTTCCAGACTCAATAAGCGTATCCATTTTCTTTTTAGCACAAGTTTGATAACCATGTAGCTTTTCATCCATGTCCAAGAAACTGTTGCCTGCTGCAATCCAAGTAATTGCTGCTGGGATATAAGAGAAAGCTGTAAAGTTCCACTCAGGGTTAGCAAGGATAGCCTTTGCATCGCCTTTAGAGTAGTTCTTTTTAACCCAATCTTTAGTTACTTTTGCAAAGTCTTTACGATCAACTTCCATATGGAAGTAAGACTGACATGCGGTCCATGTTTCCATTGGGACACCAGCAAGACCTGTACGAGCTCTTGCACGAACGGTTTTCTTTTTAGTTCTTTTTGGTATAGCCATTATATAACCTCCTCAATAGTAATTTTATATTTCTTAGAATTCATATCAGTCATTTCAATAGTCTTTTTAGTTGATTGAAAGTAACCTTTAGTTGGATGTAGATCCATTTCAATAGGACCAATCAACCCAATGATACCTTGCTCATCATATGCTAATAGAGATTTTCTAACTGTATCAGCAATTTTATCACAATATGCTAACATTATACAGCCTCCCTAATTTGTTTAAGTTCTCTTACCATTTTAAGCTGAGCTTCTAGTCTTTTAAGAACTTTAGGAGTTGCAACCTGTGGGTTATCAATTTCCTGTTGGATGAAATGTGGAAGAACTCTAAGCATTCTATTGATATTTGATGGATTGCCAATTAAGTTCTTTTTAAGTTGGTTTGTACTAATCATAAAATTTCCTTCCTTTTATCATTTTATAAGTATATTATATCTCAGTTTACACTGAATGTAAAGGAAAAAGTGCACAAAAATAACTAATGAAAACAATGGCATGTGAAAAAAGTTGAAAAAAGTTCAGCCTAATGGCTGAACTTCAATACGTTTTCTACCTTAAAAGACCGCCATTCAGATTTCTCTGTATCAAGACAGCGAATAACTTGAAGAGTAGCATCAACACCATTGGTGTCATCTTTGGGCATCTTATCAGCAGGAATTAGATCCTCTTTCAAAGTTGCTTGCATCAATCGCTCTTCACCATTGACTTTGATAAATTTAACTTGACATACACCATTACGCAGCATGTCAACCATTTCACTTCGTGTATATGCTTCACTCATATTATAGGTACTCCACAGATGTTGATTTAGTTGGATTATGACGTGTGCCACAATCTGGAAAATGTACATGAGTTGTAGTTTCAATTCGAATTCTACGTTCTCCTGTACTGTCGTATTCTTCAAAGGACTTGATATTAACCTCCTTCAAAAGAATTTTTTGTTCAACGATTACATCGTCAAATAGGGCATATTGCTCGCTCATAGTTACCTCCTCATTTTAGCTAAGTCTTTTGGATCTTGTCCTTTCCCGACTGGGACAAGGTTTGATTTGTGCATAGTGGCAATTCCAATGATGTAGTCTCCGGAATAGACATTTGCTTGTTTTTTTGTCGGCACATATTCAATTGTGTCCGACGTCGAGATTGTTGGATATTTTGTTTCACGATATTGCGGCCGTTCCGGAACATATTCTTTGAACTCCTTCTTCTTAGCTTTTAATTGTGATGGGTGACAACCCTTATCCATAAGCCATTTGTCATGTTCTGCTTGAGCTTTTTCCCAGCCAGGCTTACGTTTGTTTTTACGTTTTTTTGTATTGAGGCTTGACATGCCTCTCACTAAATGCATAGTCATGTTATTGTCTCTCTTTATATTTTACAACCATCTTTTTCATCCACCCTTGGACTACTTTTTCTTCTTCTGTTAATTCAATCATATTGAAGTCTTCTACTATTCTAGAAAACAAATGATACTTAGCCCACTCAACACCATCTAATTCTTTTTTAGTTTTTGGTAAAGGTACACTATCATATTGATTTTCTAGTGTCATTCGCTTTTCTCCCAACGATAAAAAATATGGTTGCCAACTGTAATAGTTTTAGTCTTAGTAGCAGCCCAAGAAGGTGTGACATAATCTGCATGGTAATGAGTTGCACCATCAGTAAAGTCCCAACGTGAGCTAGCATGATATACTTTAAACGCAATCATACGAGCAATTTCAAAAACATCCTTGTCTGCTGCTGGTACCTTTTCAGCTTTACCATCACAGTACCAAGAGAATTGACAACGGTTTTTTACTGGGTAAGAAATACTGCGATTTTTCCAAGAAGGTCTTGTTGGTCCTTGGTGAACTACTTCACAAGCTGTATTAGGATAGCGTGGATCAGCAACTCTATTCATAGTAACAAGACCTACAGCAATCATACCTTTGGGATTTTGATTACGTGCTTCCCAATAGATATTATCAGCAATACATGCAATTTGTTTTTGATCAAATTGATCTGCATGCGAAGCTGCGCCAAAGGCTACAGCACCCGCAATAGTAAGACTAGCTAAGAGTTTCATACTAGTTCCAACCTTCATCAGACTCGTACGAAGTTTGAT